GGCAATCTTCTCGGCCTCCCTCTGACTCATGCCGACTTCGTAGTCAGTGCCCTTGAGCGCCTTGATCACCTCGGGCTGCTCACTCAAGGGCTTGTCCCAGTCCAGCATCCGGGCAATCTTTTCGTCGGGGAGGTCTACGGTGTAAAGGTGGCCGGTTTTTTCCTGAACCTTTGGCAAAGATTCTCCGCGCTCAATTATTTTTGCGGCGGCGCTCCAAACGTCTTTGTTGTCAGGATCAACCATTGAGCTTCGCAATGTATACAGCGCACTCTCGCGGGCTTGATCCGACATTCCGGGGTATATCTTGTTGTTGTCATGCATGATGACAGCCGCAATATGCGCCGGGTTTTTTGAATCCAACTCTGCGCCGTCAATCAATGGGTTGAGTGATTCAGATAGCTTGCGCTGATAACTCCCTGCAACCCCAGGCGACTCGGCGAGATACAAGCCGTGCCCATAAGACTGCGCCCCCTCGCCCGTCCCAATCTTGCTGGAGTCGAACTTCTCAAACTTGTGCGGGGAGCCGTGGTACACGGTCAGCGGGGAGACGGTCTGGCCCGCAGACTGCACGAAGTCCTGACCGGCACGCTTGATCGCCCTGGGCACGGCCATCACAGCCCTGGCGCCCGACAGCGGCCCGGTGTATGCCCCGCCAGCCAACTGGCTCGCCCCGGTGAACATCTGCCCCACAGGCGTTTGACTTGCCCCGCGGAAGGGCAGGCGCTTCTCGATGTCCTCGCTGGTCGGCAGGATTGTCTTGGACTCCTTGCCAGTGATCAGTTCGTAGGGCAGGCGAGCGAGTGACTCGATATCCCCAGGCAGACCCAAGGTGCCCGACACCAGACCACGGGCGACAGCCACCGGGATGTTGGCCGATGCCTCGCGGTCTTGCTGCGACTCAGGACGACGACCGGCGCGGCGATAACCAACATATGCACCGCCTGCGGTTTCGAGCGGTGATCTTTTCTCAGATTTATCAGCCATGATCGTCGCCTTTCTGCCCCGAATCATAATCGCTGGGGCTTGTCAAGTCCATCGGCTTTATGTCGCAGTTAAAGCACTTTGGTTTGACTTGACACACTCCGAGTCTCTCGCACAACGTCAAGCCAGTCGTCGAGAACTTTGTGAAGAGTTTCGGCACTGATCTTGACGAGTTCTTCGCCGCGTAAGAATTCAAGCCTGTTATGGCAGATCGTGACTTTGATGTCATGCGGCATAGGGGTTGGCCCTGCGCTGTTGTCCTGAGTCAATGTAGTCGTCTTCATCGTATGCCTCCGGCGCTGGGCCATCAATGTCAATGAATCCTGCGTCCCTCAAGAAGCGCAGGGCTTGGGTCGTGGCATCCACGAAATCGTCATGGGTCGTGTCGGGGAATGAGCATAGCTGGCTCAGGAGCGGCTCGGCCCAGTCCCTCACATATCCCGGTCTCTGGCTCGATTCTGGCATCCAGACCCGGCCACGGGCAAACAGAGAGGAGACGATGTTCAGCCGCTGTAGCTTGTCAGCACCGCCTGGGTTGTACGCCCTGACCGGCAGATGCGCCCGCTGTAGGTCTTGGATCAACTGGATACCGGCGCTCTTGTCTTCCACAAGGATCAGGTCTACGCGCTTCCTGTCCTTGCCCTCTCCATAGACCACTTCGTATTCGTCCTGCACCTTGGGCCGGAGGTCGGGGTATTGCAGGCGATCCTGCCAGCAGTCGATGAGCAGGACGGACATCGGGCCATCGGTGGGCTTGAAGACTCCCCATGTCGCCGCGGCGGTCGGGTCGTTGATCGTCTTCTCTGAGGTGGCGCAGTCGTAGCTCTGGAGGATGTACTCAAACTTGGGGAACTCCTTGTTCGTCGGCCAGAGCTTGATCATCTCCCGCTTGACGATACCGGACTCCTCGGGGTCAATGATCTCGGCATAGATTTCCTGCCGCCCGAGCTTCGTGCCCTCGTACTGAAGAATCTGCTTCTGGAACGATGGCGCAAGGTTGGCAAGGTTGGCGTAGGTCGAGGCGGTGGTCAGCTTGACATCGTCGCCCTCCCTGCCGACAAGCTCTACGATCAAGTCCTTGGGCTTGGGGGTGGTGGTGCAGAGGATGCGGGTGCGCTTGCCCAGGCGAACCCCGAACATGATCTGATCCCACGCTTCCTGAAGGTAGTCCCACGCTGCAAGCTCATCGCACCACGCTCCGTGGAACTGTGGGCCGCGGAACCGCTCGGGTTCGCTGGCCGGGATGCCTTTGATCAGGCTCCCGTTGATCAGCTTGAGTTCGTGCAGCGCCTTGTTGTACTCAGCGATCAGGGACGGGGGGATGACGGACATCAACCCGGAGTCCCCCTCGAAGCAAGTTGCCCGAACGTCAGCGGAGGTCGGGGCGGCTACCAGCCAGCGGGTGTTCGGCTCCTGCCATGCCCACCATGCGATCTGCTCGGCGGCTGTCCGGGTCTTCCCGGCGCCGCGGCCTGCCAGCAGCAGCCAGATCGTCCACCAGTCCCCAGGCGGGAGAATCTGGTGATCATGAGCCGTCGCCAGCCACTTTGTCCTCCAGGCGAAGGCGTCCCTCTGTTCCTGGGGGAGCTTGGCGTATTTCTGGCGGGTTTTCGGGTCTGACAGTAGCTCAACCAGCGGATCAGCCATTGGCTTTGTCCTGTCGGCGGGCCTCCAGCGTCTGAACCAATGTATCAAAAATGCTTACATCGACTTGCGCTTGTATCGGATTTCCCGGGTCGCCACCAAGCTGAACCTTGTCACCGTAACGCTTTGGATTCCATTTTGCTAAAAGTTTCAATCCAATCTCGGCTTTTACCCTTTGCCACTGAACATAACCGGGATCAATCTTGCCGCCACCTTCTGTGAGGATGCGTTCTGGCTCTTGATTGACCTCAATCCATATCTGTTCGGCTATGGCGTCCTGCCCAATCTCCCGCGCCTTGGCGATGGCTCCGGAAAGACCGACTCCCGCTTCTCCACGAGCATCATCTTGATACATCCAGTCATAGACTGTTTGCCAAGCGGGGAAGCCATCTCTTCTGCATATCTCTCTGAGGGGGATGCCATCAGCGAGCATCTTGCACATCTCTTGAGCTATTTCTGTGGTGTACTTGGATGGTCTTCCTGTCTTTTTCTTTGGCGGCGCGATTTCTGGTTGTGGGGATGCCTCAAGAATGGCTTGCGAAGCCCCTTTTTCGGCGTTTTGGCGGGGTTTCTTGCGAGGCTTGGGGGTTGGTGAGTCCATGAGTTAAACGGCTCCTTTAACGGCTAGTTTAGCCGCTTCCCCTGATTGCAGTCAAATTGTGATGACTTTTATTTGCTGTGCGGGGACAAGATGTTTGACCCCCAGATCAAAATCTCTGCGAAGAAATAGCAGCAGATGATGATCCATACGACGACTGCTGCCATTCCCCAGTTGTTCATTTCTTCCTCGCAGAGCATTCTCGCCCTTGATTGCAATTGTGATTGCAAGGAGGGCAAACTCCAAATGCTTCACGGATCAGATCAGCAGAATGCCACGGCTCGGCTTCGTATGCAATCTCAGCGCAACGTGCAGCGACAAGGGCGGCAAAACGCTCGATCTGGTGGTTTCCGAAAAGCGCAAACTCTCCACTATGTAGCATCGACCCGCTAACTTCCCGCGCCATGCGGATGATGTCTTCTTTCATTTCAAAAACCCCACGATCTGCTCGTACACGCCGTTGCGGGCGCTGTTGTCTGTCTCGTACTTGTTCCATCCTGCGTAGCGCATCTCTGTCTCTGCGCGGCGCAGCAGGTCAAACGCTCGGTCAGAGTCTTTCACAATTGCATCTATCTCAGTCTGGTGCGACTGCTTGAGGGCTTTGGTCAATGGGCTGTCCAGCCAAGCGTGGTAGTCGGCTGTTGAAAGTTTCTGGTGCATGTTGTGATCTCCGCTCATGATGCGTACCCATCCGTTATGACTTTGTTCTTCGCCTCCTCCAGCGCACCGATCAGGGTGAGCCGGTCAGGCACAGTCGACACCTTTATCTTGAACTGGCCCCGGTCTTTCCAGAAGCACAGCACGATCACGCTGTCTGGCAACTCGTCGATTGCCTCGTTCAGCACCGCCTTGGCCTGCACCTTGTGGTGGTCAGGGATGGTCAAGGTTTTGAGTTTGCTCATGCTTGCCCCCTTGCTCGGATGGCTGCTGCCATTTCTTGCGCCCACTGCCTATCAATTTCATCAGCGGCAAGGTCTGCTTGTTTGTCCATCGACTGGGCAATTAACTCACGCTCGGCTGCGATCTGCTCGCGCATGTAGCCGACAGTGACCATGCCCTCGTCGTGCA